CGTCGTGTTCTTTTGATGGAAGGTCGTCAGCAGGGTAAAACTATTACTTCAGCTGCTTGTATTCTACATTATACGATCTTTCAAGATAGCAAGACAGTTGCTATTCTAGCTAACAAAGCTGCAGCTGCTCGTGAGGTTTTAGCTCGTTATCAATTGATGTTCGAGAATCTCCCAAGCTGGCTTCAGCAGGGTGTTACGACTTGGAACAAGGGTGATATTGAGCTAGAGAATGGCTCGAAGGTATTTACGGCTGCGACTTCTGGTTCAGCTATTCGTGGTCGATCTGTTAACTGGCTTTATGTCGACGAAGCTGCGATCATTCCAAACACTGTTGCTGAAGACTTCTTCACATCAGTATACCCTACTATCTCTGCTGGTGAAACTACAAAGATCCTTTTGTCATCAACCCCAATGGGTTATAATCACTTCTGGAAATTCTGGAATGATGCTGAACAAGGGATAAACGAATTTAAGACACTGTTCATTCCGTACTGGGAGATTCCTGGTCGTGATGAAAAGTGGGCGGAAACGCAAAAAGCACTTCTGGGCGAACTCAAGTTTAACCAAGAAGTTTTGTGTAAGTGGTTAGGCTCGTCGCTGACATTGATCAGTGGAGACACCCTTGCACAGTTAAGTCCTGCTGCATTTTTAAGACAGCATGATGGTCTTGATATACTTGAGATGCCTATCGCGCATCACACATATCAGATCGTTGCTGACGTTAGTGCAGGTCTTGATGGTGACTACTCTGCGTGTACGGTAATTGACGTGACGCAAATGCCTTATAAAATAGTAGCTAAATATAGAGACAAGAAGATATCGCCGTTCCTTTACCCGAATATTCTGGCAAAGGTCGGCAAAACATACAACATGGCTCAGATATTGTTAGAGATTAACTTTGGAGAGCAAGTTGCCTATATATTATACAACGAATTAGAATATGAGAATCTAGTATCGGTTTCAAGAACACCAAAGGGTCAGAGGATCAGCGGTGGTTTTGGCAGTGGATCTTCGCATATGGGTGTAATGACCACGAAGCAAGTGAAGCGAATCGGTTGCCAGACTTTAAAGAATCTAATCGAGAGTAAGAAATTAATAATTCAAGATGTCGATATCATCAGCGAGTTGTCTACCTTCATCGAAACACGAGGTAGTTATGCAGCCGATGATGGTTACCATGACGACCTCGTGATGACGCTGGTGCTATTTGGGTGGTTAACAAATGACCCTTATTTCACCGATCTAAATGATGTAAATCTTAGACAAGAAATGTATGAAAGCCAAATGAAGCAGATCGAAGACGAACTGACTCCCTTTGGTTTCTATGACGATGGGCAAGTGGATGAAGTGCAAACATACATCAATTTCTGAAAACTTGAAAAGCATAAATAAAATGTATGAATGTGCTCCCTCAGCATCTTATAAAATGTCCATGTAATAAGGAGAATTAAAATGGCTTTCCAACTTAGTCCTGGAGTAGTTGTTCAAGAGAAAGACTTCTCCACGATCGTTCCTCAGGTGGCAACATCTGCTGGTGCTTTCGCTGGTGTGTTTTCGTGGGGACCGATCGCAGATCCTGTTCAGATTACTTCTGAAATAGAATTAGCTCAGCGTTTCGGTACACCAAACGACGACAATTTCACGTCTTTCTTTAGTGCAGCAAACTTCCTTGCGTACGCTAATAACCTACTCGTAGTTCGTGCGGATTCCGCTCTGACTACAAATGCTGTATCTTCGGGTACTGCGATTAAAATCACAAATGCAGATGCTTATCAAGCTACCTACCAAAACGGCTCTGCCGATGTTGGTGAGTTTGCTGCTAAGTGGGCTGGTGCTGCTGGCAACTCGTTGCTAGTGTCTATGGCTGACAGTGCAACCTTCACTGGTTGGGCTTATGAAGATGAGTTTGACTCAGCTCCAGGAACATCAGCTTATGCCACTCAACGTGGTGGTAGCGCTGACGAAATGCACATTATCATCATTGATGAAGATGGCGCTTTCACTGGTTCTGCTGGAACTATCATCGAGAAATTTGCATTCACGTCTAAAGGCTCTGATGCAAAAGCCCCAGATGGTTCTACTAGTTACTACAAAAACGTATTGAATGCTCGTTCACGTTACGTTTGGTGGATGGATCACCCAACAGAAGGCACAAACTTCGGCGACGCTGTAAGTGGAACTACCTTTGTTGATCTTGATGCTCCAGTTACCAACTCGCTAATTGGCGGTGTTGACGATTATGCATCTACTCCTGGAGAAATCCAAGCAGGTTATGTGCCATTCGCTAATGACGAACTGTACGACATCTCATTGGTTGTTATGGGTAAAGCTCCAGCTGTTACAGCCAAATTCGTAATCGACAATGTTGTCGAAGTACGTAAAGACTGTATGGTTTTCGTTTCCCCAGAATCACCTACAGGTGAGCCTATCACTTCTGCATCAGCAACTGCTATTGCAGATATGAAAACTTACCGCACAGCATTGGGTTCAACATCATATGGTGTTATGGACTCAGGTGTTAAGTACCAGTACGATCGCTACAACGACAAGTATCGTTTCATTCCATTGAACGGCGATATCGCTGGTCTTTGTGCTCGTACAGACTATGCTCAAGATCCATGGTACAGCCCAGCTGGCACTTCACGTGGTCAGATCAAGAACGTAGTTAAACTTGGTATCTCACCAAATAAAACACAGCGTGATGAACTATATAAGAATGGTATCAACCCTGTTGTTACATTCCCAGGTTCTGGTACTCAGTTGTTCGGCGATAAGACTTTGCTTACTGCACCGTCCGCTTTCGATCGTATCAACGTACGTCGCTTGTTTATCGTATTGGAAAAAGCAATCTCCATCTCCGCCAAAGCTCAGTTGTTCGAATTTAACGATTCGTTTACTCGTGCAGCTTTCAAGAATGCAGTAGAACCTTTCCTTCGTGATGTTCAGGGTCGTCGTGGTGTGACCGACTTCCGTGTTGTTTGTGATGAAACAAATAACACAGGTGAAGTAATCGACCGCAACGAATTTGCTGCTGACATCTTCATTAAACCAAATCGCTCTATCAACTTCATCAACCTTACTTTTGTTGCTGCTCGCACCTCTGTATCGTTCGATGAGATTGGTGGCTAAATAGACTTGAGGAAAAGGAGATAAAGAATGGCAAATATTAGCGACTTTAAAGCACAAATGACTGGTGGGGGTGCACGCCCTAACCAGTTCCGTGTTCAATTGGCTTTTCCGTCATATGTTACGGCTGGTATCGTAGCAGCTCAACAGGGTCAATTCCTGTGTAAAGCTGCTCAGTTACCTGCGTCTACAGTTGAGAACATCCCTGTTCAATACCGTGGTCGTGCTGTTAACTTTGCTGGTGAACGTACGTTCGCCACATGGACGACAACAATCTACAACGATACGGACTTTAACATCCGTAACGCAATGGAGCGTTGGCAGAACGGTATTCAGAACTACACCACAACCGAAGGTTCGGTGAACCCATCTGATTACCAAACTGACTTGCTGGTTCACCAGCTTGATCGTTCAGGCGCAATTGTCAAGACATACCGTTTCGTTGACGCATACCCAATTAACATTGGTTTGATTCAGCTTGACTTTGACACAACAAACGCAATAGAAACATTTGACGTTGAATTCCAATTCAACTACTTTGACAGTGATACCGCTACTAGCGGTGGTATTGGTGTGAATGTATCGATCGACACTCCGATCGGTTCTTTCCCAATCAATATCTAATTTAATATAAGAGGAAATACATAATGGCTGATTTTTTTGGTTTCGAGATTAAGCGTAAGCGTTTAGAAAAAGAAGTGCCTTCTGTCGTCAGCCCATCGGTTGACGACGGTAGCACCGTACTAACTGATGTTAGTGCGTACTATGGCGCGACACTTGATCTAGATGCCTCGATCAAAAGTGAAAATGAACTAATCAAAAAGTATAGGGAGGTTTCTCTCTATCCTGACTGTGACAGCGCCATTGAGGATATCGTTAACGAAGCAGTCGTTGTTGAAGACGACACCGCTTCCGTTGAAGTTGTTCTTGATGACGTTTCACTTACTGAAGGTATTAAGAAGAAGATCCGTGATGAGTTTGACGAAGTCTATTCGTTACTCCGCTTTGATGAAAAAGGTCACGATATCTTCCGTACTTGGTATGTTGATGGTCGACTTTACTACAACGTAATTGTTGATCCGTCCTCACCAAAGAACGGCATCCAAGAGCTGCGCTTTATTGATCCACGTAAGATCCGTAAAGTAAAAAGTGTTAAAAAAGAAAAAGGACCGAAGGGTATTGACGTCGTAAAGTCTATTGAAGAGTTTTACGTCTACAATGATAAAGGTATTACCGACGCTGCTTCGCAGGGTGTTAAGATGTCTCTTGACTCGGTAGTCTTTTGCCCAAGTGGTAACCTTGATGCAAACTCTGGAACGATCCTGTCTCACTTGCATAAAGCAATTAAGCCAGTGAATCAGTTAAAGATGATCGAAGACGCTGTTGTCATCTATCGTCTGTCTCGCGCACCAGAACGCAGAATTTTCTACGTTGACGTTGGTAACTTGCCTAAGATTAAGGCTGAGCAATACGTCAATGACATCATGAACAAATTCCGTAACAAGATTGTTTATGACGCAACTACAGGTGAGGTCAAGGATGACCGCAAACACCTAAGTATGATGGAAGACTTTTGGATGCCTCGTCGTGAGGGTGGCAAAGGAACTGAGATTACTACCCTTCCAGGTGGTACAAACCTTGGTGACATTGCTGACATTCAATACTTCCAGAAGAAACTTTATCAGTCACTGAACGTACCTATGACACGTTTGGTTCCTGAAGCTGGTTTTAACCTTGGACGTGCTAGTGAGATTACTCGAGATGAATTAAAATTCTCGAAGTTTATCAATCGAATTCGTCGTAAGTTTAGTAAACTGTTCTTAGATACTTTGCGAGTACAAGTTATTAGCAAAGGCGTCATGAGCGCTGAAGACTGGGATGAAATTGAAACAGATATTCGTTTCGACTTCCTCAAGGACAACCACTTTTCTGAACTGAAAGATAACGAAGTCTTGGCTCAACGTATTAATATGTTGCAACAGATGGAAAACTACATTGGTAAGTACTACAGCATTGAATGGACACGACGTAACGTCCTCCGTCAATCTGAAGACGATATCAAAGATATTGATAAAGCAATTGAAAAAGAGCAAGCAGAAATTGAAGATCTTCAATCTGCTCAAACTGCGGAAACCGATGAGGTAGCGCAGGATGCTGATAAGTTGGCTAAACAACAGCCTAATGAACAAACTGAAGGAGAAGTGAATAATGGCTAATATCCGTGATTTAATTGATGCGGTCGAAGGTGGTAACTCTCAAAAGATTGATGTGGCATTTAATGCTGTTATGACATCAAAGGTGAGTGATAGCTTGGACGCAATGCGTAAAGAGTATTCTGCAAATCTATTTAAAACTTCACCAGCTGATGGTGAAGTCGATGTGCAATCATTAGATGATATGGTACCTGATCAGGACGTAGAA